CTCGGGCCGCAGTAAACGACTGGCAGACGATCATCATGTCCTGCCCGTCGAGGTGCGCCGAGTACCCGGTCCAGTTGACAATCAAGGCGTCGGTCTTGCCGGTCTGCGCCGATCCTACGAAAATCTCCGACCGGAACTCGGGCGAAGTTAGTTCGTCGGCAGGCTCTTCCATGTACGGAGTTGTCTCGTTCCGGTAGGGTCCAACGTACGCTCCGGGTTGATTGACTTGGCGGTACTCCTGCCCCCACTCGCTGACCGTCATGCGGCGCGGCGGGACAAAGACTCGCTGGATAACTTGGACCGCGAGATCGCAGATATCCGCGTACCTAGATATCGACTTCCTCGTCGTCCTCGGTATCAGGTACTCGTCCGCTGTCACTACCGGAATGGACCATCCGCTGTGAAACCGTTGTTCTACTTGGGTCTCGGTTAGCATAATAGTCCTTAAATGCCTTGGTCAATTCTTCGTTCATGGTAGTGATGCCTGCGTCCATGATACGCCGGAAGGCCTTGCGCTGTCCATCGGTAAAGCCTTCTTCCCGGTCGATGTCATCCACCAGCAGCACCATGACCTGTCTGACGCCTTGTGAGAGCACCGCCGTCATCTCGACAACATCCTCGGTCGGCCACAGGTTGCCTAGTTCCTTCTCGAACGCGAGGCGTGCCTTCTGGCCGTTCCAGAACTCTTTGGACAGGAGCGGCGGGAGTTCCTGCGGCGACATCTGCCGGATGAACTCTTCGATCTCGTATCCGGGCTTAACCAAGCGCGAGGCGGCGTCCACAATCCGATACACCTTGTAGCCGTTGCGCTTGCCGGACGCGGGGATACCCTTCATCCGCTGCGGTAGGGTCTTGGCGTCCGTGTGGAACATCTGCGCGATCTGCGACAGTGTTGCCTCGCCACTCGATACAACGTCGGAAGTAACATCCGATACCCGCGCTACCATTTTCTTAGTTCCTCGGTCAGATCGGTCAGGCGGGTTTCGAGGCATTGGGTCTTCTTCTGCCCGACAAGTCCGTTGATGAAAACCGCGTGCTCGTGCGGCGTCATGCGCGCCGTGCGCAAGGTCCACGTCAGCAGAACAACCTCTTTAGAAAGGCACATCGTCGTCGTACCCTCCCGCGTCGAACAAGTCGTCGGATATCCGACGCTGAAGGGCGAACACTGAATGTTCCAGTCGCATGAGCGCGCCGCGCAGGCCGGTCACTCGGTCAGCAAGCCCGCCGTGAATGATGGCAGAGTCAATGGCTACGCGCAGAGTTGCGCCGCTGCCGTAGAGTTCCTTCGTGATCCCCGGTCCTGCCAAGGCGACGATGACCCAGCCCTTGTTCTCACGGGTCGATTGCCTCGACGTCTTTTCGTTGAAGAAGTCCTGCTTCGGGTGCGTTGCTGACCACAGCGTCAGGTCCATCCCGCGCAGTTCTTCGAGGATCGTCGGGTCCAGCTTAACCGGCATTGATCGTCTCCGTCAGGAGATCGACCGCTTCGCCGAGGGACGCCATAGCCCCCAGGACGCCGCCCCGCGTACCGAGCATCGCCGTGAAGGCCCGTTCTACCGCGTCCTCGGCTGTCCAGCCCGTGCTTCGACTGGCAATCCCGACATCACCTTCGCGCCGCAAGAAGCACTCCCACGGGTCTCCCGGCTCGGCCACGTTCGGCAGCTTACGTCCGTTCTTCACAAACATCGTCACCGGCTGGTACAGGGACGCGACAAGCCCCATCTGGTGAAGCTGACGTCGAAGTTCAGGCGGAAGTTTTGGTTGCGTCATATCTGGTCCTTTTCCGCTACGAGCCTCGCTCTCGTTTGACGGATGAATTTGAAGAGTCGCTCTTGGCCTTGGTGCTTGTCTTCAAGGCACTCGTAGACGAGTTCGTCGTAAGTATCAATGCACGTCATCTGCCACACCCGCACAAGCTGCTTCTGGCCCTGCCGCGACAGGCGACCGATGACTTGCTCATAGAGTTCCCGGCTGTAGAAGGGATCAAAGATCGCGATGTCGTGGCCTGGTCCCTTCTGCAAGTTCAGGCCGTGACCGGCGCTCGCCGGGTGAACCAGCAGCATCTTGATCTTGCCCGCGTTCCATGCGTCTTTGCACTTGGCGTCCTTGTCCATGACCACGGCGTCGGGGAAGGCCTTCTTCAGCCGCGCCAGCGTGGACTTGAACCAGTACGTCACCATGAGCGGCGTGTCGCCGAGTTCTTCGACGAGTTCCTTCAGGTCTTCGATCTTCTCATCGTGTACCGCGATGACGTTCTTCTCGGCATCGTAGACGGCACCGGCTGATAGCTGGAGCAACTTGTTGAACAGCGCCCCGGCGTTCATCGCTTCGATAACTTGATCGTCGAGTTCGAGGATGAAGTTGCGCTCGAAGTCCTGATACCGCTGGCGGATGTCGGACGGCAACGCGATCCGGCGCTTGATTGGAACCCAATCCTCGACCTTCACGTAGTCGCGGACGTCGGCTAGTTTCACCACCTTGCAGAGATCGGCGATCTTGGCCGCAATCTTCTTCTCCCGACCTGTCCGCAGCTTCCACTTGTGCGCGTCCTTGATCTTGAAGAAGTGGTTGGCGTGGTAGCTGTGCATCGACCGGCCAAGGCGCTTGCCCCGGTCGAGAAGGAACATCTGCGCGAACAGCCCCTCGTAGTGCTCGCTGGCTGGCGAGGCCGTCAACTGGTGCAGCCGCTTGGTCTGGCTGCGCGCCTTGTTGAGTGCCTTCCACCGGGCGGTCGAGGCGTCCTTGAACTTGGAACTCTCGTCAAGGAAGATCACGTCGTAGGGCCAAGGCTCGCCGGTCAGCCGACCGTGCTGCTCCCAAAACTCAACGAGCCACACAAGCTGCTCGACGTTGATGATGTGGAGTTCGGTGTCCTGAAGTGTCAGCCGCCGTCGCTTGGCTTCTTTCGCGGCTTGCCTGAACGGTGCAGCCTTGCGCGAGGCATTGCGCGCCGCCACGTTGGGCCGCTCTCCAACCCGGCGCTCGGCGGCGTAGAACCGGTCGTAGTGCTCTTTATAGATCGCCCGGATGTCGTCATCGGAATCCTCGGCGCGGATGAGCGTGTACTCGATCCCTGCGGCCTGCTTCCATTCCTTGATCTCTTCCGGCCATGTCGCGCGGGCTACCCTCAAAGGCGCGACCACCAGCGCCCGACCGCGCCAGCCTTCCTTCAGCAGATCGGCCAGGAGTGTCAGCGAGATCACGGACTTGCCGAGGCCCACGTCGATGAACAGCGCCGAGTACGGGTTGTCTTTCAGGTGCTCGACACACTCGACCTGGTACGGGTGCAAGTCCGCACGGCCCCGGATCACTTTCCCGTAGGTCTCGGCGAACCACGCCGCGAGGTCGAACCTCTGTTCTATGATCGCGCTAGATAGCATCGGCCCCGTACATCTTTCGGATCACCCTTGCGGCGAACTCTGGGTACTCGACGCGATACGAGCCGGGATCGAGGCGAACTAACTTCCGGTACTCCGCAACACTGGAGCACCACCAAGCCTCGGCACCGGCATTGCGCAGTTCCCATATCCGCAAGAACTGCTGCGCGTTCGGCTTCTTTCCGGGCGTCTTATACTCTATGAAGATGACGCCGCCCGACATCTTTCCTGCGACAGTATCGGGGAAGCCGTTACAGCTTTTCCCCTCGACCTGATAAAATAAAAGATCGTTCGGACGCGCGTGCTCGTCGCGGCATTGATCCTTTATCAAACCTTCAGGCTGTCGCTTACCCACGGTCAGCCATCTCCTGCGCCAGACACTCGGCTTGGTAGTCGAGGTAGTAAAGCTGCGCGCGAAGCGAGGCACCGCCCCAATGGTACGCCATAGCCGCCGCAAAGCCCGCGTACGTGATGCTGCGGTCGAGCCAGCGGTGTTCGCTGGGGGGCAGGCGGTTCTGGCCGCTGTCCGTCTGGTTGGCGAACCGCTCCATCATCTTCTTCAGGTTGTTGTCGTAGACCCAGCGACCGCTCTTGCGCATCGTCGGCTGCAACGGAATGTACGTCGTCTCATCACCCGGCCAAAAGCACGTCCGCTTCGAGGCGTCGTGGCCGAACTGGTAGGGCTGCACGGTCTGCGCGGGCTTCCGGATCATCGTTGACAGGCAGCTTACCGGGTTCTCGGCGTAGAGCCGCTTGCACGGAAGCTGAAGTAACTTCCGAAAGTTCTCGACGGCGAGGTCCGTCTTCGCCTGCCGCTCCGGGTTGCCCTTGTTCCGGTGCAGGCCTGACACGGTGACGAAGGTGCAGTCAGGGTGACAGATGATCCCGTCGAACGTCTCGGCAGGGTGCTTGCGCAGGAACTCCCACACGTCGCCTTCAACGTGCGGGCCGGGTCGCCGGGTTGGCAGCAGATCGACCGACACGGCGTCGTGCCCTGCGGCTATCAGCGCGTCACGGACGGTCCCGCTGCACTCGTAGAGGACGGCCCACTTCATGCCGTGAGCCGCCCGTACAGCACGCCGTCGCGCTCTTCGTACTCAACGCCGTCCTGGGTCGGCCCGATGCAGTCACAGTCGCTTGGGTCGCAGTCCCGCACGTTACACCAGCCCTCGCCGTCGGGATCGCACTCTGCCGCGAACCGCACAATCTGCCAACGGCCAGTCATAGCGAGAAGCTTTGCAACGCCTTGGTCAGTTCGTCAATCTCGCCTTCGAGGATTTTCAGGCAGGCGAGTGTCCCTTTCTTGGAGTAGCCTGGATACTTCCGGCGCAGCACCGGCTCGAAGGCGCACAGGTGCGGGTCAAAGCACGGCCCCCATACCAGCCAGGCGCAGTCCATGAGGGGCGACTTGCCCCGCTCTTCTTCCAGGAAGGCGAGACGCCACGTCAGCGGCAGGAAGAACGAAGGCCGCTGGTCGCAGAACACCCCATAGCGGTTCTGCACGTTGTAGTACGTCTGCTTGCCGAGCATGATGCACCACGGCGTTATCGACAGTGCCTTGCGGATGAACTCTGCTGCCAGCGCAAACGGCGGGTTGGTGACGATCAGGTCGATCTCGCCGATGTCCCACCCGAAGTCGATGAGCGGGTCATGGTTCAGGAAGTCGATCCCGCCCTGTCCGAAGCCGCTGTGCTCGCGAATGTCGGTCGAGACCACCTCGTAGCCGTGCCACTCCAGTACCCGAGCGAGCCGACCGTCGCCGCAGGC